CATTTCGCCCCTGAGAATCTCTTGCCTGCCGGAGTCTCCATAATATCATTTCCGAAACTGACCGCACGAGTTACCGTCAGATCAGGAGCGAGCGGCATATCATAATACTCTCCAATCAATATGCACCCTACTTTCAAATCATAAAGAGTGCCGAAAGTTGAATCGCCCTCAAACTGGATAGCGATATAACGATCTGTCGAAGCTGAATCAAACTTGATTATCGAATCGCCATCATTAGCTGGAGTGAATATATTTGAGGAGTCGGTTGCATTGATGACTTCGGCACACGCTACAGCGGTCGGGTCTATTGCTGTGATGTCGCTTGCACTTGATCCAATCCTAAATTTACCCGTACACCCCTGAAGGTTATGATTCAGGATTGCGACGTAATTTGTAGAAATCCCCGACGCTTGCTTATCAATAACAAACATAACATGGTCAGCCCGTGTAGCTGAACTGTCCTTCGTCGAAAAAGTAACCTGATTTGCAGGATTCATGTCGAACAACTCCTCGTCTACAAATCCTGAATCATGGTCAATTAGATCGCCCCCCGTTTTACAGGCAAATTCACTTGTCGCTACTCCTCTCGATACAAGCCAGTTTGTTGTGTCTATGTAAAAGCGTGGGGTTTGAATCCGTTGATAGGTTGACATTAGTCAGATACCTCCGTGCAAGTAACTTCGCAACCGTTCGGTCTTTTATTGGTCGAAGTCACCATGAAGAAATTGTTAGAAGAGTCGAAAGCTGTACCGAAGATTTTAATGTTCGAATCCCAATTTGAGAACGTGATGATGTCACCTATTTCTAAGTCTGAATACTTGGCACTCGGGCAGTCGAACATGATCTGAGTATGCCTATCTTTGAACATGGCTAAAAGGGCGGCGGCAAGACCCTTGTTCGCTGTAGCTCCTGCTGTGTCCGCATCTAAAATAAAGTCAGCGTCCATCTCAAACTTTAAGGTCTGACTGAATCCTGATGCTCCCGTTCCCTTAGAAGTGGCATCAGTTGCCGTTTCTCTGGATAGGGTTTGCCCCTGTCCATAATGATAGTTATAGTTAATCGTAATATCATTGCTGACAGCTGGCAAAGGGGTCTGAGCTACGAAGTCCAGCGTTATGTCTCCAAAATCAACAGTCTTGTCGGCTGAGGTATAATCGGCGGGCTTTCGTCGTGTTGCAACCTTAAAGTCTCCATTGCCAGAGATAAAGAACCATGAACAGCACTGTTTCCCAATCTTATCCATAAAACCTTTTGAGTCGATAAACTTATACTGTGATCCGGCAAACTTAATATCCGTCACATTGCTTAAATCAAAAACGTCTTTAATGAAGCCGTCTGTTGAGTTCCCCGATTGGTCAAAGGTAGTAGCATCGATACTCGTCAACTCCAATTCTGTTCGAATCATATCTTCTACAATATAAATAGGGTTTTCGATGGGGTCACTCCCCCCGCTACTGGCATACCCATTCGATCTTGCCGTATCTATTGCCGAAAAGTATTGCCGCCCCTCACCCGAGAAGTAAAGATAGTCCGTGATAACAGGATTGGTAATGGTGCGACTTACTACTTTATGACCTACGACAACAGGCGAAGAGAAGTTTATCTTCCCTCGGCGGTGAGCGTCATGTTCACGACCCCAAATTTCATATTGCTCCCGCACCTCTTGGTCGAAACTTTGGGACGGTTCTAACTGTATCTCGATCCCCACTTCAGCCACAACAACAGACTTCGTGCCACTTCCGGCAGTATTGTCGAGAGTTAGAAATACCTCCTGTTCTAAGTCCCAACTATCCTTTTCCCCCGAACTATAAAGCCCTTCAATGTCTCCCTCCTGATTGGCGGTATCCCAAGTCAAGGTGTCTAAAGAGACACCCCCCGCCGTTTTAGATAATCTGAAATCGACAGATGGAGAAGTCCCTGAAAATGTGCCAAAAGAAAATAATAATTTAATGCCTGAGAATACCCCGAGCCTCGGGATTTTGGGAATCCTCCACCCCACAGATACAGATCCCGCCCCTGCCTGTGTTAATGTGTATGGGGCATCAACTCTGAAATCCTGATTGTAAGTCTGTCCATAGTTTGTTTCTGATACATACGTATTGTGCAGAGTTGGCGATACATAGGCACGCCAATCCATTCCCTTAACGGTAATCTGATTGCTGGATGCTGTTGTATTTGTACCATTCTTGCAAACGGCAAAAGTGTCCCCCGTTTTCATGTAGATATTTTTAGTATCTAAGGTTTCGGGGGTCTCATTATCTACCAATGCTTTCACATAGGCGTTAGTCTTATCCCATTTGTCCGTAATGATTGCGGGGAACTTCGATTTCGTATAATGTCTGTCAAACTCCGCTCCGCTTGTTGGAATTGTGCCTATCCCCGTCTTATCATGGAACGACCCGTAGCACATCGGGACAGGTTTATTGATATTCTTTTCCGGTGCATTCGAAGCATCTACAACTGTCGTGGGGAGTCGCTTATGATAGCGGCTTGTAAAATCAAGAAGGTGGAAAACAACTTCATTTCGATTGAAATTTATATCTCCCGAAATAACTCCGCTCGCTATCATGTTCGCCGCCGTATCAAATGTCAATCCGTTAATACATTGGAACAGTTCCCACTTCCGATTAGCAAAATTGTTAGTCGCTAACTGATCCGAGAATCGCCCGCCCTGAAATGATCCCTGAGAATTGACTAATTTAATAGTCATGTTTCCAATAGATGCGGTAAAGTTAAAGAAGTCCAAACTCTGAGAGTAATTCCCGAATAAAGTTACAAGCCCGTAATATGTGTCTGCGCCGTCGTTCCGATGTGTATCACTTACCCCGATGAAACTACTCTCATCATTATAGTATAACTTCAATACCCAAAACGTCTGCGTATTGCGGAGCGTTAGGGCGTTTGTCAGGTTAGAATTGAACGAGAGCATTTAGCCGTAACTCTGGACTCTGCGCATGGCGGGGAGGAGCTGGTTTCTAACATAAGAGTCGTCTACTCCCGCTATATGAAAATGATTGTTAACGGTGGGTGTCTGACCAGTAAAGCCCGCCAGGCTCGGAGTTACAAATTGATCCCATAAGGCTGTGACTCCAATCGCCGCCGCTGTTCCCGTAATTAACCCTGGCAGTCCTTTACCCATTTCAGCCGCTATCGCCTTAGCAGAGGCTTGTACGAGGTATCCCTTAATGGTTGCCATTAGTCCAGCGATAGAAGTGGCGAATAGCTCTTCTTCAGCACCTTTTAGGTCATCAGTTGCAACTTTAGTTTTTTTGACAGCGTCTGCTACCTTTTCTTCCCCTTTCACAACAGCCTCCTGTCCTTCCCGTGTAGTAAAGGCGACAATTTTTAACCCTTCAGCCCTATTTTTCAGGTTAGTGAAAACCGTGTTCATGGTCTCTTGAATTTGTTTTGCCGACTCTTCATTGTTTTTTTGTAATCGAGCCGCAAACTCTTCGTTAGTATCACCCAACAAGCCTGCAATCTTACTCAATCTCGGGTACGCCTCTGTCAGTGCTCGATCTAATTGTATTCGCAATTCATTGCCGATGATCTGCCCCATTTGAACGGAGATAGTTACCATCCCTTGTAAGATGTCACGCCAGTTTTCCATCATAGCTTTAGCAACGTGCTCCCACCCAATATCCCCAAGAGTTTGCATGGCATCGTTGATTGCTCGGATTTTCGGCTCAAAAGCGTCAAGCATTCCAGTTCCTATTCGCTCCATAGCATCAGACCATTCGCCCTTAATTTGATCAAGTTGCCCTGTTGTTGTTTCAGATATAGCGAGAGCCATACCGCCAAACTTCTCTGATGCGTTTCCAACTAATGACTCAAGACGCTCAGTTGAGCCGACCGCACCTTCAACTTCAATGCCATAACGGCTCATCGCATTAGTAGATGATCCAAGGGTCTTTGCAACTAAATCACCAGCCGCTTTTAAGTCCATTCCCATAGCAACGGATATATCCAAAGTCGCTTCTGTGGCTCTCTTGATTGCTTCTTCAGAATCAACAAAAGCGGCAATGGAAGCCTGAACAGCAATGATATTTTCATCACCAAAAGTTGAGACCTTTTGTAATGCCCTTGCATGATTTAGTAATTTTTGCGATGTATACCCTAATGCAGTTGCCAGTTTACGTTCTGCCTGTTCTTGTATCTTGGCAAGCTCGATCGCTGCTTTGTATCCACGAATTAGACCCCTTGCGGCAAAGAAGGCACTGGCAACACCCACAGCCGCCCTTCCCAAAGAGACAAGAGACTTGTCAACTTTCTTCGTTTGTTGTGCGGCTTTCCTCGCACCACGAGTCTTAAACTCAAGCTCTACTCTTTTTTTAGCCACGTTGTTTCTCCATTGTATGCTTTTGCAATGCTACCATTTCGCCCTTAATAATTTGAAAATCCCTTAACTTTTGCGCTGGGGCTTCATCAAGGGATTTTGCTAAAGGAATGTGGAATGTTTCCATAAGC